CAAGACCGGCCGCCGCTTCGGAGGCAGTCCATGACCTACCGCGAGGAACTGCACACCGCGTCGTTCCGTGGCGTCACGTTCTCCGTCGATGGAGCTTCGGACAGCTACGGGCGCCGCGGCTCAGACAACGAGTTTCCAGATAGCGACACCCCATACTCAGACGACAGGGGAGCGCGCCAGGTGACGTTCAATGTCGACGGCTTCGTCGCTGGTGACGACTACCTCAAGCGTCTCGACAAGATCATCGCCGCCGCGAGCAAGGAAGGCCCAGGCGTCCTGATCCATCCGTTCTACGGGCGCCGCGTCGTCATGTGCCGCGTCCTAGACGTGAATCAGCAGACCACGCGCAGCGGCTCGGCTGCGCTGTCGTGGACGTTCCGAGAGGCTGGAGCGCTCGTCAATCCGGCAGACGCAGGCAGCACGCAGGCTGCCGTTGTGTCTGGCGCCTCAACGCTCTCCGACGCTGTAGAGGGTGACTACGGCGCCGTGGACGCGATGGTGGGGTCAACCTACGTCGCCGCGCAGTGGCTAGGCGATGCTCGGGACAGGGTCACGATCATCATCGACGCGATCTCCGGTCCATTCGTCGCGACCGTCTCTAACATTCAGGAAATCACAACGACGCTTGCCGGGATCGAGGACGACCTTGAGGCAGGGGCCCTGATACCGTCGCAGCTCGCAGCGCGCCTCAATGTAGCCTACGCTCAGATCGGAAGCCTAGCGGTCGTCAGGGCGCTCACGGGAGGTAGTTCCAATCAGGCGCAGACTTTGGTCACATCGCCGGTGGACGAAGAGGAGACGCTGCAATCCGCGCTCGAGGCGAACCGCGCGCTGAATCAGCGCTATGCCTTGGCTCGCCACGCGGCTCTCGTCTCTGCGCTAGACCTGGAGAGCCACGACCAGGCCATCGCGGAGTGTGACGCGTTCTCTGCGCTCACTGACGCGGAGCTCGCCGTACCGCCGACCGATGACACGTTCACGGCTCTCCAGGATCTTGCGTCTTTGCTGTCGCGAGACATGGTGGCGCGATCCCAGGACCTCCCGCGCGTCGTCGTGCTAAAGACCCCCGTCGCGCGCCCTGCTCTCGTAATTGCTCAGGAGCTCTACGGCGACCCGACGAGAGAGGCTGAGATCCTCACGCGCAACCAGGTTGCGAATCCCGCCTACGCCGCGGGTGACTTGCTCGTGCTGTCGCGATGAGCACCACGATCACAGTCGGCGGCGTGCGCTACGAGCACTTTAGATCCGTAGGCGTCGCGCGATCTGTCGAGGACGCCGTAAGCACGTTCACCGTCACAGCTCCGCTCAGATGGAAGGACGAGCCGAACCCGATCCGCGCCTATCCGGGCGCACCGGTTGTCATCGAGGACGACGGCGACGCCCTCCTGGCGGGCTACGTCGACGAGCCGAACATCGACACGGACACCGACGACGAGACCGTCGAGATTCCGGGACGCTCGAAGACGGGAGACCTCGTCGACTGCGACGCCTGCCACGTCGACGCCGCCGACCTGAACGACATCGACGCCAAGATATACCCTCCGAGGCAGTTCAGGAACATGACGCCGATCGCCATCATGAAGGCCATCGCCGCGCCGTTCCTCGTCGACGTCGAGTACCTGCCTCCAGTGCCGACGGTCAACGACCCCGTCGACATGCCGATCCCGTCCTACGGTGCGCTGCGTGGTGAGAAGGCCTTCGACGCGATCGAGCGCCTGGCGCGGTCGCTGTCCATGCTCGTCATGGACGACGGCGAGGGCCGCCTAGTCCTCACGCGAATCACGGACACGGCCGCAATCGTATCTCACGCGATGGGACCATTAGGCGGCGGGATCCACGTCATCGAGCACGGCGTCAACACGCTAGCATCGTCGGGGTCGTTCCCGTCGCAGCAGCGATTCTCCCACTACATCGCGAGAGGGCAGCGCCCGGGGACCGCAGCGGACTACGGTGACTCGGTTGTATCGCAGGCAGGCAGGGCTCGAGATCCAGAGGTGCTCAGGCGTCGCGTGCTGTTCATCGATGCCGACGAAGCCACAAACACCGCGAGGCTTACGGAGCGCGCGGCGTGGGAGGCAGCGACACGGGCAGGGCGCGGCGTCGATCTCGCCTATGACATGGTCGGATGGCGATGGCCAGATGGCTTCCTGATTGAGCCGGGCGAGATCGTCCACGTCATCGACAAGAAGAGGGCCGTTGACGCGATGATGCTGCTGACCTCCGCGGCGTGGACGCTCGACGGAGAGGTCAAGATGACCACTGTCGCCGTCGCCCCTGTCGGCGGCTATGAGATGATCGCCCCAGAGAAGCGCGCAGCGGCCGGGAAGAAGACGATCACGGCGGGCTCAGACTTCGGCGTCTTGCTCACCGTCGAGGACGTCGCGGAGATCAAGCGCGAGGCTGGCCAATGACCATCAAATCGGTTACGATGTCAACGACTGAGACACGAGGCACACCATGAGAACCATCACGACCGAAGAAATTGGAGACTGGCTCAACGTCACCACGGGCGTCACGGGTGGCTCGTCCACCTACACGAGCGCCGCAGTGCTTGCTGACGACACCGTGATCGGGCTCGTCGACACGCAGCCAGAGACCGACGGCACGGACAAGCTCGAACTCCGCCCGAAGATGCTCGCCACGCCGTTCACGCTGCACACGGGCGCGACGAAGGACTACGATTGGGTGCGCGCCGTCATCGGCCTCGACACGCTACCAACGGCGCCGCTCACCTACGCGAAGCTCCGCAACGCAGGCGAGATCGTCTTCGTGGCGCAGCGCCTCACGCGGGCGAGCGTCACCCAGGGCGGAACGGCGATCCCGTCGCAGCCTCGACATCGATACTACGCGATCGTCTCGTCGGACATGACCACTGAGCCCAGCGGAGACATCGTGCTTGGGCTCAAGTTCTCAAACGTCCTCGACGACCTCACGCGATCGTAGGGGGCGCTCCATGCTCTACGACGTGCTCTACATCAAGGCAGCGCGCAAGGCGACGAAGGTGAAGAAGGGCACGCCCGCTGGTCACGTCGCTATGGTATACCCTGCGGGGCACATCTTCACAGCGCGCGAGCTCTCGCCGCCCTTCAAGATTTGGAGCGCCGTCGAGTTGACCGACGCAGAGGTCGGCGACCTACGTCACGGCTTCGCCCGCGTCGACTACCTCGGAGGTCGAGGGATCGCGTCGAAGGTGGCAGCCACGAAGAAGGCGCGCGAGGCCGACGATGACATCGCGCCGAAGCCAAAGGCGCCCGCGAAGAATAAGGCAAGGACTCGCAAGCGCAAGGCGGTGAAGTAATGGCAGTCTACACCGTCGCGCTAACGCTGCCCGCTGACTACACGTCGCACTCCGCCGCGGTGCTCGGCGGGCTGCTCGCGAACAGCGACGAGATCCAGACCATCGAGAGCGGCACCTACGGTCCGCAGACCCTCAACGTGTCTGGGTTCACGGGGATCGAGTTCACGCGCGCCGATGGCGTGGACTACACGATCCGCCTCGACACGACGCTACCCTATTCGTTTACGGTAGGCGATGGGTTCGCGATGACTCGCGGTACAGTCAGTTGCACGGCGAACGCGCCCGTCCGGTCGGTCGGCGCTGCGTTCAACTTCGACGGCGTGACGTTTCAGGTGGACTCGGGGCACTCTGCAGCCATCGCGTACCCAGCGTCGACGTCGACGGTCACGCTGAACAATTGCAGGTTCATCGGTGACGCACAGACGATCACGGGCGGATGGACGATGCTTACCAACTCGTCGATCTCGATGAGTGGCTGCTCTGTCTCTGACGTGTTCACGTTCTCGGATGGCTTCGTGCGGATGTCTGGGGCCACTAGCAGCACCGCGTCAGTGCTCGGCTGTGGCATACCGTCGAACGCGCTTCTGTACGTCCGGCCCGGTCAGACCGTCGCGAGCGTCACGATCAAGGGCTGCGCCTCTCCGCACCTCGTCGACAACGACGGCACGATCACGGCGTTCGTTGGCGACTACAACGCCTACAACACGACGGACCCGAACACCGACAGCGCCACAGACCGAGACGGCATCACGGACTTTGACCTCGACTGGAGAGGCAAGCCTAACCCGACGAGCCCGCTATACCGATTCATGCCAGCGGGGGTCCACATCGGAGGCAACCTCGACGCGGACGGAGACCCGAGGCAGGCCGGAGGGCGCCAGGACTGCGGCCCGAAGCAGAACCAGCACGATCCGCGCCTCGACGCCATCATGGCGGCGGTGTACGCATGATCACGTTCGACTCACTCGTCTCGATGGTGCGAGGCCTCGTCATGAAGGCCGTCGTCGTCGCAGTCAACGACGCGGTGGCCACGCAGTCGATGCAGCTTGTCATCGGGCAGGATGACCCGCTAAACGACGTCGCGCACTTCCAGGGCTACGGGTTCGCTGTCAATCCGCACCCTGGCGCAGAGGCCGTCGTCGTCAACGTCGGCGGGCTGAACCACCCGATCGTCGTCGCAGTAGAGGACAGGCGCTATCGCCTGAAGGGCCTCGCGAGCGGAGAGGTCGCGCTCTACGACGACCAAGATCAGGTTGTCAAGATCGGGCGCAACAAGATCACGATCGAGAGCACGGGAGCGAACGACGTCGAGGTAATCGCAGGGGGGAAGATCCTGCTCGGTGGCGCGACGGGACTGCCGGCTGAGAAGATCGTGACAGGGACATCGGTGCAGGCGGGGGCGGCAGGGCTCACGGTCGCAGACAACGCCTACGCGAAGGTATAGGGAGGGCAGCATGTCGCAGAGCCCTGTCGCGAGAGGCGACATCGTCACGCAGATCGCCCCCGTCTACTTCGACAGCACGCTCGCGCAGCTCGACGACGACGCAACGCACCTCCTCGCAGGCTACGCGACAGAGGACGCCGCTGGCACTGCCGACGCATTCCCGATCCAAGTCAATGGGCTCGGGACAACGGGGATCGTGGACGCAGGGTTCAAGCTCGTCTACGCTGACACGGTGTAGCAATGACCAACGCCCTCAACTACTACGGCAACAACGGCGAGCGCGACCCCTTCGAGCACGCTGGAACGACCGACGACGATCAGCTATTCCAGATCGTGACGGCGTGTCTGTTCTCGGACGCTCGCGCAGACGACGACGCCGAGATCCCCGACGGGACGAACAACCGTAGAGGTTGGTGGGCAGACGCATACGAGGGCGTCGAGGACAACAACGGGTCGCTGCTCTGGACTCTCGACCGCGCGCCGCTTGACGACGAGAGCGCGCGCCTTGCCAAGGGCTACGCTGAAGAGTCGTTGCAGGTCATCATTGACGACGGGATCGTCGCTGGTATCGTTGTTTCGACGGAGCGCGGCGGGACGAACCGACTGAGCTTGATCGTGGAGGTCCAGCGAGAGGGCGAGCCGCCGGTGTCACTGCGCTACGACGATCTCTGGGAGGCTATCGAAAATGGCTGATACAGGATTCACCAGACCGACGATCGGTGAGCTCGTAGCGCGTGCTCGGGCAGACCTCGCCGCCAACGTCACGGACTCCCGCGCCTTCGTGCGTCGCTCTCTCGAGTGGGGCCTCGCGAAGATGAGCGGCGGCGCGCACCACCTCATCTACGGGGCGATCGCCAACGTCGCGATGAACGCCTTTGCGGACCTCGCGATCGGCGTCTGGCTTGAGCGCCTCGCGTCAGTCTTCGGCATCACGAGGCAGATCGCGACGAATGGATTTGGTGACGTGACGTTCACCGCGGCTGGCGTTGCCGCGGTTCCCGCTGGTACGCAGCTCACCGACGTCGACGGCAACGAGTACGAGACCCGGGTGCACTACAACTTCCCAGGCGCAGGCACCCACGATATCAGCGTCGCGGCGCTCAGCCTCGGGCTCGACACGAACCTTGGAGCTGGCGCGGCGCTCATCATCACGACGCCGATCCTGCTTGTCGACTCAAATTGCACGGTTGCTGCGGACTTCACCGGCGGCGCTGACGAAGAGTCCGACGACGACATCAGAGCGCGACTGCTCTACCGCATGGCGCACGTCCCGCAGGGTGGCGCAGAGGCAGACTACGTCATATGGGCGCAGGAGGTGGAAGGCGTTGACAGCGTGTGGCCCGTGGTCCCCGTGGCGCATCTTCCGACGATCGCCGTCATCTACTCAGGCACGGCGGCAGAGGTAGACGTGCAGGCGTACCTCGACGACACGACCCGTAAGCCGATGAACGCGGTCCCCACGGCAGCCAGCGTCGAGACGAATCCGTCCGTGCAGTTCGATACCGCGTTTACGATCGAGGGGCACCTTGAGACTGGCGCTGTGCAAGCTGACGTCGAGGATGCCATCGAGGACCAGATCAACGCGCTCTATGGCCGAGAGGGCGGACCCGACACGACGGTATGGAACAGCGACCTACGCGGTGCCATCGGTGACGCCGCTGGGCTGGACTGGTTCACGCTCGACGACATCAACGCAGACGGCGACGGGCTCTCTGACCTCGTCAGCGGTGCGACGACGGTGCAGCACATGGCGACGCCGATCGTCTTTACGTGGGTGTAGTCTATGCCACTGCCTATCACCACGGCTGAGAACGCGCTCAGGACGCTCTACGCCCTGCTCCCGCCCGGGAGGCTGTGGGATTACGTGCGCACTGGCGCCTCGCGCGCGAGTGACTTCCTGCGTGGACTGGCAGAGGAGGGCGTGCGGGCGAACAACACGACGCGCGATCTGTGGCAGCAGCTCGACCCGAGGAACGCCCTCGACGAGTCCGACTGGACGGTTCCGAGCGATCAGATGATCGCGCTGCTTCCGAGGATGGAGGCGCTCTACGGACTGCCTGACCCAGCCATCGGGACGCCTGCGACGACGACCGAGAGACGGGCACTGCTTCACTCTCGGGTGATCTCCACGGGCGGGCAGAGCGCGGCGTACTACATCGAGCTCGCCGACGCGCTGCTCGGTGTCACGATAACGATCACGGACCCGTATGCGTCGGGAGGGTGGACGCCTCTTGCGACGCCAATCTATCCGTTCTACACTCTCAGCGCTTCGTATTCGTGGCTCGTGACGGCGCCTGCTGCGACACCGGCGGCAAAGCGCACGGCGCTAGAAGCCATCATGAACAGGTACAAGCCCGCGCACACCGCGGTCTATTTTGACTACGTATAGGGGGCCATCATGGCAGACGACTTTACACTTCACACTGGATCGGTACTCGACACGGTAGCGGAGACGCGCGGCGACATCCCGGGGCTCCCCACTGGCGGCTGTACGCTGTTCAGCGCGACTGGCTACGCGACAGGCGGAGGGGGCGCCCCTGCGCTCGCGAGCGTACCGCCTGACGCGAAGTGGGCGAACTCGATCAAGTGCGAGATCGGGAACGTGGTCGCGCTGACGCTCGGCGCCCTCGACCCTGCGGACAACGCGCAGATGGCTACGGTGCTCGGGCCGATTCGCGGGATCCTGTCGCACGCGACGGACACAGGATTCGACACGACTGCACACCGACGGATGCTTATCGCGGCGTCGTCGTGCAAGGCGACCGGCGTGAACTCCAGTGTAGACAGCTCTCTCGGATCGGCAGGCGTAGCGTCGTATTGCATGGCGACGGGTGCGCAGTCGAAAGTGATCGCCAGCGCTGCGGTGGACTT